TCTTTGACGCTTAAGAAGCTCCCCGGAGCAATGCGTATGAAGTATGACGAGTTCATTAACGAAGGAAGCTTACACGTACTCGAGTGTACTGTTCTTGACATAATGGAAGTCTATGAAGATCTGGATACTTTCCTGCGGGTTAATGAGTATGAGGTTAGAAGCTTTGGTTTCGACCCATACAACGCAAAAGAGTTCGTTACACGCTATGAGGCCGAGAATGGCCCGTTTGGTATTGAGAAGGTTATTCAGGGCGCTAGAACGGAATCTGTGCCTCTTGGAGAGCTTAAGATTCTCAGCGAAGAAAGAATGTTGTTATTTGATCAGTCGATCATGACTTTCGCTATGGGTAACTCTATAACTATGGAAGACACAAACGGTAACCGTAAGCTCCTTAAGAAGCGTCAGGATGCCAAAATTGATAATGTTGCTGCAATGATGGACGCGTACGTTGCATACAAGGCCAATAAGGAGTCATTCGAATGAGTAAAGATTACAATCTAGAAGAAGAGTATGGCTGGCTTCTTACTGGTGTTGTTAACTATGTTGACGCTAACCCTGAGGAGTTTATTAAACACTATGGCGTCTTAGGTATGAAGTGGGGAGTAACTAGAAGCGAAAAAGCACTTGATGCTGTGGCTAAGGTTCGTAAACGTAAACAACCCAGTGCAAAGCAACCCGCACTTGGTTCACCGAAAGCTCTTGGCCCGGAAAAGATCAGTCTTAAAACTAAAGCTGGAGACACACTAACGCTAACTAAGAACCCCCCAACACTTCTTCATAAAGCATTATGGAAGGTTAGCGAGAACTATCGCAAATCATATTCTAGTTCGGCGATGCTTACCATCAAAGATAAAGATGATAAAAAAGTTGGAGACGCTTTCGTCACGAAGGTAAACAACGATGAGTTAAATCTTAACTGGATTGGTATAGACACCAGTGCTAGAGGAAACGGGTATGCTACAGCGGCACTCAGGGCCGCGGCAGAGTTTGGAAAACAAGAAGGCTTTAAAGAGATGACTCTTGAGGTCCCAGGTAATGCCCCAGATGCCCTCCATATTTATGAAAAGCTAGGCTTCAAAGTTGATCATGCTATCGACGCTGATGAAGACGATTTTGTTTGGGGAGGACTTACGAGTATGAAGTACACGTTTGATAAAAAGGCTGCCGTGAGTCACCACCAAGACGTAGACGACTTTCTTCAACACTACGGGGTCTTAGGTATGAAGTGGGGCGTTCGTAAGGATGACAGAAAACCGTTAATGACCTCAGAGCAGAAGAAAGCCGCCGCTAGATTAGCAGGTGGCTGCTGGAACCCTAGCGGTTGCTGCGGGAGTAACTTATGTTGGATATTCTCTGGTAAAGAGCGGCACCGTAAACATGAATACAGTTAACCGGATTATCAACCACCCGGCGACTCGTCGAGCGGCAAACAAGGCCACAAACTTAGCAGTGGCTAAAGTTGTAGCTGATAACATCATATCTGAACCAACTACCGTTGCGCATTATGCACGAGGAAAAGATGTAGGTTTTAAAGTTGTAAAATCTGGGGGTTCACCATCACCAATTGAAGAGCTTGAAAGCGCAAACATATCTGAAGACGGAAATGAAGTATTTAAAAAGTTTGGGAAAAATTCTGAAAAGATTGCGGTTAAATTTTTTGATCCGGAAGGCCGTAAAGATAAAGCAGGAAGACCTATACATCACGAAGTTGTTGTTCCATCAACCATGACGTCAGGAATAAACAACATAGATGATGTTAAAACTAAACTCTGGCCGCTTTTAAAAGATGACTATGATAAAATTTACAACCAAGTTCGAGTGCCGCTTGATGGTACGAGAGAGTCGGCTAAAATAATTTACAAACCTACTGACGACTAAGGAGGAACTCTAATGGCAGACGAACAAGATGTAGACGACTTCTTAGCGCACTATGGCGTCTTAGGTATGAAGTGGGGTGTCCGTAAGAGTCCACGCAGCACGATCCGAAAAGACAATAAAGCAGCTAAAAAGCAACGCCGAGCAAGGTCGAAGCTTTCGAAATCGGAAAAAGAAGGTCTGTCTTCTGAGTTTAAAGGCCTTAATCGTGTTGAAAAAAATGCCAAAATTGATGCAGCAAAAGCCAAAGAAGCAAAACTTCGTACTGAGGCATTAGCCCTACATGATAAAGCGGTTAAAGCAAAAACCATAGTCGGACGAGACGCTGCAGAAAGGCTTGTGGTAGACAAGCTAGCTGAAGGTTTACTAAACGAAAATGTAGCGAACAGTCAAAAGAAGACAGCGGCCTTTGGTAAAGCTAAACTCGTTGCTATGTGGTTATTTGTCGGCGGCGTCTCGGTAAAAACTTTAGTGCGCTAACACAAAGAAAGGGATATTTGCCATGGCCGACGAACAAGACGTAGACGACTTCCTAAAACACTATGGTGTCTTAGGTATGAAGTGGGGCGTAACTAGAAGTGAAAAAGCACTTGATGCCGCTTCTAAAACTAGGACTATATCTAGAAAGACCAGTCGCAATGCTGAAAAAGACGCTAAGGAATTCTCACGCGCAAAGATGTATTATGGTGAAGGTGCTGGAACTAGGCGAAAGCTTATAAAAGCTACAGTCGAAGCTAAATCTAAGAAAGACCCAGTATACAAGAAAGCTTTTGATACCCATCTCGAAAACCAAGACATGGAAACGCGTGCTACGGAGGCAAGATCTAAGCGTAAGCGAACTGATACGGTTAATGGCGCAGCAAAAACGGCCCGTGGCATTAAGAACGTAGCTTTAGGTAATGCTCGTTATGCCTCTACACTAGCAGTTGTTATTGTCGGAGCCGCATCGCTTGCTAAAAAAACTGGTGCGGACAAAATTGTAAGGGAAGCTGGCAAGTTAGCGTTCGACACGATCAAGACTAAATTCTAAGGAGGTAATCTAATGGCCGACGGACAAGATGTAGACGACTTCCTAAAACACTATGGCGTCTTAGGTATGAAGTGGGGAGTAACAAGAAGCGAAAAAGCACTTGCTGCTGCTTCAGCTAAAAGAGATACCTCATCACCCAAGAAACGTTTTGGTATATCTGATGATAAAGAAATCAAGCGTGCTCGAAAGTCGTTGGTAACTAAACGAAAAGCCTATAGTGCTCAGGAAGACAAGTTCGCAACAACAAAAGATAAGGCCCAAAAGCTTATAGAGAAAAACAAACTCAAGGTTTTGGATAACGACTACAGCTACGACAAAGATCGAGCTACTGCAGTCAAGAGGACTAATGGTGAAAAATTAGCTTCTATTGTTTTAGCTGGTCCAGCCGGATTATCAAACGTTGCCATGTGGGCCGTTGTTTCAAACCGCATTAAGGAAAATCAGCGAACTAAGAAGTATAAATGAGATCGTGATTACATATTTTAACCAATGAAAGGAGGTGAGCGATGGCTTCGACTTTCGGTGATAAACTTAAGCATGCGTGGAATGCTTTCAGTGAAAAGGAAGACTATCGATCGCGTGCGAACGACTACGGCGCGAGTTATGGCCTTCGGCCAGACAGAGTAAGACTCAGTGTATCTAATGAACGATCAATTATCTCGTCTGTCTATACAAGGCTCGGCATCGACGTCGCAGCCCTATCTGTGCGCCACGTTCGGCTTGATGAGAATCGACGCTATGTCGAGGATATTCACAGCAGTCTAAACGCGTGCTTCACTATCGAAGCAAACGTAGACCAAGCGGCGCGTGCCTTTCGGCAAGATGTTGTGATGACAATGTTTGATAAAGGGGTTGTCGCCATCGTTCCTGTCGATACCTCGCTCAACCCAAGCGGCAGTGGCGGGTTTGATATTCGGACCATTCGTGCAGGAGAAATTACTGGGTGGTACCCTCGACACGTTAGAGTGAACCTGTATAACGACAGACTTGGTCGTAAGCAAGAACTCATGCTTCCTAAGAGTACGGTAGCTATTATTGAGAATCCACTGTATGCGGTAATGAACGAGCCGAACTCCACGCTTCAGAGGTTGATTGCTAAGTTAAACATGCTTGATGCTGTTGATAAGCAATCTAGTTCTGGAAAACTTGACATCATTATCAAGTTGCCTTACGTCATTAAGTCTGAAGCGCGGCGTAAAGAAGCCGAGGAGCGCAGAAAGGCTATTGAAGTTCAACTACAAGGATCTAAGTATGGTGTTGCCTATGTTGATGGCACCGAGGACATCACGCAGTTGAACCGTCCTTCCGAGAACAACTTACTAAAGCAAGTAGAGTATTTAACTACTATGCTATACGGCCAGTTAGGTTTAACGGAATCAATCTTCGACGGCACTGCCACCGAAGCAACCATGATTAACTACCATAACCGCACAATCGAACCCGTGATCGTAGCAATTGTTGAAAGTATGAGGAGGGTGTTCCTGACTAAGACTGCCAGGTCGCAACTTCAGTCAATTGAATACTTCAAAGATGCGTTTAAGCTTGTGCCGGTTAGTGATTTGGCTGAAATTGCTGACAAATTCACTCGTAATGAGGTTATGTCTTCAAACGAAGTCCGGGCAATCATTGGGTTAACGCCAGTGAAAGATCCTAAGGCGGAAGAACTCCGCAATAAGAATCTTCCAGAGGTAGTAACCCCGCCGCCCCAGCCAAAGCAACCAGCACCAGCAAACAGGAAAGGAGAACTTCAAAATGGGAGTACCTGATTTCAGTGGCTATGCCACGCGGAATGATCTAAAGTGTAGTGATGGCCGCACGATTAGGCATGGCGCTTTTAAGGACAACGAAGGGCAAAAGGTTCCTCTCGTCTGGCAACACCAGTACGATGATCCGTCAAATATTCTCGGACATGCAATTCTCGAGAATCGAAAGGATGGCGTTTACGCACGTGCCTTCTTCAACGAAACTCCAGCAGCACAAAATGCTAAGCTACTCGTCAAGCACGGGGATATTAGTAGGTTGTCTATCTTCGCGAACAAGCTTGTAAGCCGTGGTTCAGACGTTATTCACGGTATGATTCGCGAAGTTAGTCTGGTTCTCTCCGGGGCAAATCCAGGAGCATTTATTGACAACATTAGCTTCGCACATAGCGATTCAGGCGAAGACGTAGTCAATGAGGTAGTTATTTATACGGGGCTTGAGTTTGAAGATCCCAATGATTTAGAGCATGCTGACGATGAAGACGACTCAGACAATGAGGATGACGATTCAGAAGATGCTGAAGATCTCGAGCACATAGACACATCTAACGAAGGAGACACCATGGCCGCCGCAGCAACCGACACGGGAGAGAAGACCGTCAAGGACGTTTTTGAATCTCTCAGTGAAGAGCAGAAGAATGTTGTATATTTCATGATTGGTGAAGCACTTGACGGTGCTGATACCGAAGCTAAGCAATCAGACGACTTGTCTGATGGTGACGCATTAACACACTACCAGGAAGGGTTTAACATGGCGCGAAACGTCTTTGATCAGTCCAATTCCGGCGCTGGAGAAACTGAGGGCACGACCCTTTCTCACGACGACCTGGACACCATCGTAAGCGATGTCAAGAACTACCAGGGTTCTTTCGCTCGGGCATTCCTTGCACACGCGGCAAGTCTTGGCATTACTGACATCGATATTCTGTTCCCTGATGCTAAGAACGTATCCAATAGCCCCGACTTCATTGGTCGGCGTACTGAGTGGGTCTCTGCGGTTCTAGACGCAGCCAAGCACTCACCGTTCTCGCGCATCAAGTCTATGGCTGCCGATATTAGTGCAGACGAAGCTCGTGCAAAGGGTTATGTAAAGGGCGCAATGAAGAAAGAGGAGATCATCAAACTCCTCAAGCGCGTTACCACGCCTGCCACGATCTACAAGAAGCAGAAGCTTGACCGCGACGACATGATTGATATTACTGATCTTGATGTCGTTGCCTGGCTTAAGAACGAGATGCGTGTCATGCTTGATGAGGAAATTGCTCGAGCAATCCTTATTGGTGATGGCCGTGAGGTCGATGACGAGGACAAGATCGACGAAGATCACCTTCGTCCTATTGCTCATGATGACACGATGTACGCTCACCAGGTTACTGTTCAGTCGAACATCTCCCCCGGGGCGATTATCGAGTCGGTTCTGCGTACGCGCACCTTCTACAAGGGCACCGGAATGCCGACCTTCTTCACCACGGACGCGATCCTGACCGATCTTATTCTCCTCGAGGACAAGGTTGGCCGTCGTCTTTATGAGACGGAGCAGACTCTTGCTAATGCTCTTCGCGTGAAGAACATTGTGACGGTTGAGGCCATGGAGTCTCAGCCCGATCTGCTTGGCATTGTTGTCAACATGCAGGACTACACCGTAGGTGCAGATAAGGGTGGAGAGGTCTCGATGTTCGACGACTTTGACATCGACTATAACCAGTACAAGTACCTCATGGAGACTCGTATCTCTGGCGCTCTGACGAAGCCGAAGTCGGCCGTAGTCATCAAGCGTACGCCTGGTACTCTGGCTACGCCGACAGGTCCGTCCTTCGATGGCGCAACTAACACCATCACGATCCCGACCATCGATGGTGTAGTGTACCAGATTGATGCCGTAATGGTATCTGGTGACGTTGTTATCACCGAGACGACCGATGTCATCGCAGTACCCGACACTGGTTACTCCTTCCCGCACAACATCAACACCGACTGGACGTTCATTTACACGCCATAGTCTAAACTAAGGAGTAACTCATGGCTAAGTTCTTTGGCGTGATTGGCTATGCCACAACTCAGGAAACCGACCCAGGAATCTGGGAAGATATTCTGACCGAGAGGCCGTATTACGGCGACGTGGTGCGAAATACGAGGAAGCTAGATGAAGGTACAGGTCTGAATAATGACCTTTCAATCGGTAACTCGTTTAGTATTATGGCTGATGGCTATGCAATGGAGAATTTCTATGCTATGCGTTATATTGAGTGGCGTGGGAGCTTTTGGATGATTTCAGATGTCGAAGTAAAGGCTCCCCGCCTCCTCCTTAGGGTTGGAGGTTTGTACAATGGCCCAAGACCAACGGTTGAAACTCCAGTCACTTCTTGAGGAAGTTTTAGGAAGTGATCAAGTATATTTTCAACCACCAGCTACTATCCAGATGGCATATCCAGCAATCGTTTACATGCGTGAAAGCGAGAAGACGGGGTTTGCCAACAATCTACCATATTCGCACACAAAACGTTACGTGGTAACCGTCATCGATAGGAAAGCGGACAGTGATATTCCAGATAAAGTATCTGCTTTACCAATGTGCCGTTTTTCCCGTCATTTTACAGCAGACGGGCTCCACCACGACGCATACAACATTCATTTTTAGAAAGGAACTACCATGACTGTAGTTAAATGGGACCAAACAGGAGACCGGCTGTACGAAACCGGTGTTGATCGCGGCGTTCTTTATATTCCAACAAACGGCGTCTATGTTGTTGGTTATGCATGGAATGGTCTAGTCGGTGTTACCGAGTCACCGTCGGGTGCTGAGGCTTCTCCGCTATATGCTGATAACACCAAGTACCTGAACCTGATCTCGAACGAAGAGTTCGGGGCCACCGTAGAGGCCTATACATATCCTGAAGAGTTTGGCCAGTGCGATGGTACTGCTGCTCCTAAGGCTGGCGTTCTTGTTGGGCAACAGTCGCGTAAGGCCTTCGGTCTTGCGTACCGCACAAAGCTTGGAAACGACGTTGATGCTAGCGACTACGGGTACAAGCTTCACTTGGTTTATGGTGCGCTTGCTGCGCCATCCGAGAAGGCGTATGCAACGGTCAATGATTCGCCTGAGGCTATTACCTTTAGCTGGGAACTCACTACAACGGCAGTAGATGTTACAGGCTTTAAGCCCACGGCCATTCTTACAATTGATTCTACTAAGGTTGATGCGGGCGAGCTTGCCAGCCTTGAGGACCTTTTGTATGGAACGGCAGTTACTGATCCGTCACTGCCTCTTCCCGACGCAGTTGTCGCTCTGTTCGTCGCTGAGGTTGTTATCTCTGTAGTGGCAAGTGCTCCTACGTATGATGACACTACTGATGAGATTACAATTCCGGTTGTTACTGGGGTTGCATACTCAATTGATGGTTCCATTGTCACTGGCGCCGTTGCTATTACTTCCGACACGATTGTTACCGCAGCAGCGACCGAGGGTTATGTGCTGGGCGAGTTCTCAGACAACGACTGGTACTTCACGTTCGTCTAAGCTCAGAACTAGAAAGGAGGTCGGGGAGTGCTCACCATCACTATACCAATAGTCGAAGCATTCGACGAGGCGCT